GCCTCCATTGTGTCTTGCAGACTAGGTTTCTTCTTGAGGCGCACTGAGCAACTCCTTGGCTTGGTTGTATTCTTGGTGGCGCGTTGGTACGAGGCAGAACTCATCGCATACTCTGGCGTACTCTTTGACAAGTGCGTCGAGGGCGATGCGTAGGGCGAGTAGTTCAGGACTCACAGCAACGCCCCCCACTGCTTTGCAATCGCCTCGCCAATCCCGTCCAGAGTACGACTACGTTCTTTCCAGCGGTCAGGCGATGGGGCCATGCGGTGCACCTTTGCGTGACGTTCTGCCGGTGGATTCGGATGGAAGAAATCATCCTTTATATGCGTCGGGATCAGAGGCGGCAGGTTCTTGAGGTAGAACGTAGTTGCCTTGATCTCACCGTGACCAAACATCCAAGGTTGGATCACCTGCGAGTGCTTGATACCGACGATCTTGTTGGCGTGTCCATGCATGATTGGATTCTATATTGCTATGCGGGGTATCGGAGCGTTCCACAGGGCTAGGAAGAACTGTGCGGCCTGCTCCATCTTCTCAATTCTGCCTGGTTCCGTAGCCAACCACCGCACACCAGAGTTGCAAAGATAGGTGCATGGTGGATGGGCGATGAGCAAGTCCCATTCATTGGCCTTGTTGGTTGCGAATTCAACGGCATCGATCTGGCGGTGATATGGCGAATCGTCTTCAGCAGGGAGCAAGTCGCAACTCCATGCATCGTGACCAAGTTCGCGGAATGAGCGGCGCACAACACCACTGAACTCGCAAGCAACAAGGACTTTAGCCATGATCAGAAAGGGGCTTCATCCGAGTTGTCGGGAACGTAAGCATTAGCCTTAGCCGCCGAGTGCTCGGTGACCGGAGCGAGATCTTGCATTGGATCTGACTTTCCAAGCAACGTCAGGTCATTGACGCGAACATCAAGCGAGGCACCGTTGCCACCATCTTTCTTCTCGTACAAGCGCAGGGTCGCCTCACCACTGATGCCAACAAGCTGGCCCTTGTTGAGGTATGGCAGAACGGACTCGCCACGCTTGCCCCACATCTGGCAGTTGACCCATGTGGTCGCGGCCTTATCGCCATAGCCAGACTTGACGGCAACGCTGAAGGAAACAAGGCTGTTGTCGCCAACGAACTTCTGCTCTGCCGACCTGCCCAAATTGCCTGTGAAATTCCAATTGTTCATTATCGTATCCCTGCTGTTGAGAAATCATCCATAAGCTGATCAAGAGAGGCATCAGCGGTGTATACGCCCATGAAATTATGTGGCTTGAGGCGCAGTTGGTTGTTGAAGCTATCCGTTGTGACTCTGGTGCAAGACCACCCGCCGTAGGATACGAACACGGCAAGAGGTACGGTGCTAGAGAGTATCTTCGACTCCAGCTTATTCGCTGCTTGGATGGTGATCTCGCTATGCCGGGCCATCGTCCACTCCGCGAGTCATGTACTCTTCCCACAGGTCTTCGATGATCTTGTCAGTGCCAACCTGCTTGTAGAGAGCGTCAAGGATATCCGAATCCCTGAGTCCGTCAATGGTGCTGAGTACCTTTATCTCGGTGATGTCGCACTCGCCATATGCCGGATAGCAGTCCTCCGGTGGGCCAGAGATGTACTCAGCCTGATAGGTGATGTCGGCTTCGATCTGGAAGTCGACGTCGACCTCCTCTCCGTCGAGCATCAGGGTGTAGGTGATGTTCATGCTCAGATCTCCCCGTCACCAGGCTGCTGCATCTCCTCTGCCTGCGCCTTGGCGTTAGCCGCAGCGATCTTCAGCGACTTCATAACTTCGCGCAACTCAGGGATATCGGACTCCATCCAGTCCTGCATCGGCTTGCCGTATTCCTCTTCCAGCATGGGCAGGGTGAAGCCAATGGAAGCGAAAGCGTGGACTACCTTGCTCTTCACGGCTTCCTCGGCGGGACGATCAGGGCCGATACCGGACAGGTCGGACTCCAGCGGATCACCGCTGACGGTGCCGCGAACGTGCGTGGCTTCGCCTTCGATCACGTTGAGGTCAGGCTTGCGCGTCTTGCCGGATACCTTGGCGGCAGCGGCCTTGATCTTCTCTGGCATGGGCGTAGGTTCAGCCACAGGAGTAACGTCCTTCTCAGGAGCCGGGGTGAAGTCCTGAACCTCTTCCGGCGTATAGATTCCGACAGACACGCCTGGATACACGGTGCGGATGCCCTCAGATATGCAACGGGCGCGGAGCATGGCGCGGGGATACTGCTTCCATGTCGGGTTCTTGGTCAGCCCGGCCTTGGTTGCCATGTCGAACGTCCATTGGATCGAAACCTCGCCGCCAGAAGGATGCGAGAACACACCGGTAACGTCTGCATCGGTGTAGGACTTCCACGATACCTTGCCGCCTGCGTTCTGGAAGCGAGCAAGCATGGCGTCTGCCTTGAGTGCGGGACGGCCTTGGATAACGTGGTACTCCATCGCGGCACGGGCAGGGTGCAAGCCCTCGGACTGCGCGACGAGCATCAGGGCGATAGCCTGTTCCGGCGTCTTCATGCCAAACAGACCGGACTTGGCGACGGCGGTTGCCATCTGCTGGATATCTTGAAACGGGACGATTGCGGTGTTCATACATCCTCCTTCATAGCCCAATTGGGCAGACTCAAAGTTACGATATCTTCCTGATAGCCGGGGAACATCTGTGCGGTGGTGCAGTCCGACCAGTAGTCGAGCGCACGGCGCACTTCCCGCCATCCCTGATCAAGCGCCAGGGCATCCAACTCATACACGGCAACAGCGTAAGGTGCTTTCTTCTCGACGGCAACGAAGTAGAACGAATCCGCTCCGGTGCCGGCCATGTAGTGCGCCGCCTGCCGGTGATAGCCGTAAGCTGCCACGCTCCTTGCGAATCCTGCCGGTGATGCGTCCTCGGTGGATTTCAGATCAACGATGTATGGCGTTCCGATTGATTGGAAGTCAGGGCGGCACTTGCATTCAAGCCCGGTATCCTTGTCCGTCCAGAAGTAGGACGATTCGGATACGCCATCCGTCAGGAGTGCCGATGCCGTAGGGTGACGAAGGATCGACACGCACATACCTTGAATGGTTTCCCAATCAGCCGCGCTGATGATCGTCTGGCCGGCATCTAGCATGGCCTGCTTCGCCGCCTTGCCTTCCTTGGTGCGCCCGTCCATGTCGAACACGCTATAGGCTCCGTTGAATTTCAAAGGCTCCAGCACCGCCATATGAAAGGCCGTACCGAAAGCCATTGCAGGCGTCTGCTCGTCGGTGGCACCGTCCAGATAGGCGCGTGCATGTGCCGGTGACTTGAGAATCTTGCTGATGAGCGAATTGCTTACGGCTTCGTGAGCGTGATACTCGCTGGCCGGCATGTCGAGGATGGTGTTCATGCGGCCTCCTTGTCGATGTCGATTTCGGCAATGTTGTAGCCCAACTCAGCCATCCATTCCCCCAACTCGTTCAACCGCGTGTCTCCGGCCAGCGTGATGAATGCTGCTTTGGCTTGCGGCGTATCCATGTCGAGTTCGACGTTGATAAAGCGTCCACCGTAACCGGCGTCGAGGTCGGTGACCGCAGTGGCGCGGAACTTGTACTTACTCATAGCCATTCTCCCTTTTCTCTTTGCGGCGCATATCGGCCTGCTCGCACATCTGCTCCAGATAGCCGGAACGCTTGTGCGGCTCCATGTCGGCTTCCATCTGCTCGAGGTAGGCGCGGTTCATTGCCACCATCAGGTTGAACAGATCGTCGGTGGTGTTGAGGCGCACGGCGAGAATCTCTTCCTCGTCGGAAACTTCAGCTTGGAATTGCTGCTGGCACATGTCAGATTTCCTTTTTGACAGAAGCCTGCTGCACGGTGTAGCCTTGCTCCAGCATCTTAGCCAGAGTGGTTGCACTGACAGGCTTGACATCGTAATTGACCTTGGCAACGAAGGCCAAAGCCCTGCTTGCATCGAAGGACTCGACCAGAGTAATGTCTCCGGTCTTGTTGTCCTGCACTCCGTAGATCCTTGTGTTAGCCACCTTGTTACTCCCGTTTCGTGATTGCGTGAGAAGGATTAGACCACATGGAATCGGAGAGCGCAAGAGTTTTTTGCATCTATTGCAAAATATTTTTCGGTATGCCACAATGACGCATATTCACATAGGGCTATACCATGACACTCAAACAATTGATGGATCACTACGGAGGCAACCGTTTGGCTATTGCGCTTGCGATTGGCTATACGGAACCTGCCATTCGGCACTGGGAAAAATCTGGTGCAATCCCGTACAAGGCGCAGCGCATACTGGAGGCCGCTACTGGCGGCAAGCTTGTGGCGCGGAGGAACAAGAAGTGAGCCAAGAACAAGAATGGATAGTCACCAAGTACGATGAATTCGGTGAGCCGCTGCTGCGCGAACGCAAGCCGATACCAGAGCTAACTCCGACGCAGAAGTACGAACATGCGATGGATCGTTGCGGGGAGGCAATGCTGTGACAGACTTGACTGAACTCAAGCGCAATACCAACATCATCAACGTACTGACCGGCTATGGTGTGGAGTTGATCCAGCGCGGACATCAGTACTCATGCAAATGCATCTGGCACGATGACAACAATCCAAGCATGTCGGTGTTCGAGGGAGATGATGGAATATGGCGGGTGCATTGTCACTCTGCCTGCGGGAAGACAGGGACAATCATCGACGTCATCAAGGAGTTCGAGTGCTGTGATGAAGGCGAGGCAATCAAGCGTCTAGAGGCAAACCACTTCGTTCGCAATGATCACCGAATCATCCCAGAAAAGCCCATCAAGCCGAATGCTTGGACGAGCATGGAGCCTCTGGAATCATACGATAGCTTCGATCTGCCGAATATGAAAATCCAGCAGACATGGTGCTACCGTGATTCACGCGGCGTACCTATGGGATATGTAGTTCGCTACCTCAAGCCAGACGGCAGTAAGGACTATCGCCCGTGGACGTATGGCCGCATGAGTGCCAATGTCGAACCATCCTGGCGGTGCAAGGTATGGAGTCCGGTGCGACCACTGTACGGACTCGACAGGCTGGCAGAAAGGCCGAATGCAAAGGTCTGCATAGTTGAAGGCGAGAAGGCGGCAGATGCAGCGCAGGTGCTGTTGCCGGGGATGGTCTGCATCACATGGCCGGGAGGATCGAATGCCGTCAAGAAAGTAGATTGGCATCCGCTGGCGAACAGGAATATACTTTTGGTTCCCGACGCTGACGCAGCAGGCGAACAAGCCATGTACGGAGTCGCGGCACATTTGATGGCGATAGGATGCACAGTACGCTATCTAGACACGAGTTGCAGACCCCAAGGATGGGATCTGGCAGATGCGGTATCGGAGGGATGGACTAGGGACGATATCGTGACGTTTGCAGAGGAGCGTGTTTCGTTGCTGACAAGCCGCGAACTCGAAAAGCATAAACTCGAACAGGAAAAAAAAACTGTGCAAAACGCGCCGATAGAAGGTGAATACGTCCCCGTCCTTGATCCCACAATCCTCCCGCCACCAGCAGAACAACTCCCTCCAAACGTCACCAAGATAAAGCCGCATACAGCTATCACGCAGGACTACCTTCCGCCGGAATTCTCAGAACTCAGCATGGCTCGTCACTGGTCGAACCACGATGGCAAGGACTGGTGCTACGTTGTCGCATGGGGTAAGTGGGTTAAGTGGGATGGTGCTAGGTGGTGCATTGATGAGATCAATGGCATCACAAATATCATTGGCGAGGAAATGACTCGAGCTACATACTGGCTTGAAGCGAAGTCGCTATCCGAGACTGCGCGTAAAGCCTTATGCACAAAACGCAACATAGCCAACGTGCGCGACCTTGCCGCCTGTATTCCTGCCCATGCCACGCTACCTGCACAGTGGGATGCGAACCCTTGGTTGATGGGTACTCCAGAAGGTACGCTGGATCTCAAAACCGGAAAGGTACGCGCACCCGAACGCAGTGATATGATAACCAGGCAGGCAGCAGTATCCCCGAAGCGCGGCAAGCATCCGCAATGGGACAAAGTTCTGGATCGATGCACCCGTGGCGACAAAGAGATGCGCGATTACTACCAGAGATGGTGCGGTTACATCCTGACCGGAGACTGCCGGGAGGAGGGATTCCTGTTCATCCACGGGGCCGGGAATAGTGGCAAGTCGAAATTTATAGACTGCATAGGCGACATCCTTGGGAAAGCCGACGAGGGCGGATACTGCGCCACGGCGAAGATAGAGATGCTTATGGAAAGCAAGCACGAACGGCATACGGAAGAGATGGCCTGCCTTGCAGGTGCTCGGATGGTACGCACCAGCGAACCCGACGAGGGCGCACGATGGAACGAGGCATTGCTTAAACTGATCACGGGCCGGGATACGGTATCGGCACGGAGACTGTATGAGAAGCAATTCACCTTCAAGCCAGAATTCAAGCTGATGATCAACGGGAACTTCAAACCGGCTTTTAAGAATACCGGCGAGGAAATCCGCCGCCGCATGCACTTTGTAGAATTCCCCGATTCGATCCCAGAGGCAGACCGCATCCAGAACCTGCCGGAATTGCTCCGAGAGGAATGGCCGGCAATCATGCAATGGATGATCGATGGATGCCTGGAATGGCAGCGTATAGGATTGTCGAAGCCCCAGCAGGTCAAGGATGCCACCCATGCATACCTTGCAGAAGAGGATACGATGGGTCGCTGGATCGAAGAACAATGCACGGTAGGTGCTTCGCTTAAGGTGCAATCCGGCGAGGCATACCGAAGCTATAAAGCGTTTGTTGAATCGCATGGGGAAGGCGTGGTGAGCCAGAAGCGATTCAGCCAGAGGATGGAAGCTCGGGGATATGGAAAGGCTAAGGGAGGATCGGGAGCACGGTATATCCTTGGCTTGGATATAGTCCCGGCCCCTGCATCAGGATGGAATGCACCAGATGAATTCTGAGCCTCTGCAATTCCGCCGCACCGGAAAGATAACCCTTAGATCCGAGACGTATCTGATAATGCGATTCAGCACCGGATATACGGCTTTACACGGGCCGCAATGCGCTCGCCGTACCATAGGCATATACGCAACATCTAAAGAGGCTATAGCTGCCTGCAATGCACATGCTATAGGCGAAAAAAATCCCGAAGCGACTTAAACGGTTTCGGGATAATGCGCCGCCGAGCTTCCCAGAACAGCGGCGCGAGGGGAATTAGATTATACCGCGAATTATGATCAGGATCAATGCCACGATGGAAGCAATCAGTGCGCTCATACTAGCCACCACGGCGAGATAATCGCCAAGCCTAGCAGCATCAGCAGGATGGTAATAATTGCATCCTGCAACAAGTCGGCAAATCCTGAGCTGTCGAAATCGTCAGGGTCGTGCATAGTTAAACCCCGGCCCTTTCCGCGCAGGCAAGAACCCGCGCAATGGTCAGATAGGGCAATGCGCCCCGTTTTTCAGCGTAGCGATAGGAAGCGTATGCGCCCCAGCGTTTCCAGTTACGGGCAGCGGTGGCTGCGGCTGCGGCTTTCGGATGGATGGTATGCATGTTTATTTCCCCTTAGAGATAGATTGCATGGCATAGGCCAGCGCCGTAGTGAACCCGTCAAGACCAACACGATCAAGGTTAGCCATTCCTATGCGGATAGCGGCGGCTTTAGACTTTTGCGGGACACATGCCGCAGCTCCAGTGCCGGTATGCGTTATCACCCACATGGCAGGATTAACCAGGCTAGGATGCGCGACAAAGGTATGGCCGTACATATCGAATGCGCGGCAGCAAGCTATATCTTGCGGCTTGCCGTTTTTGTCGCGGATGGTAGACGTGAGCGGCAATGCAGGCGGCTTGCGAGGCTTGCTGGCGGCTTCGCGGATAACTTCCCATGTATCGGGCACCGGATCAAGGCCAAGCCTGTCATAGCAGGCCGCGCAACCTTCCCATGCAAGGGAATTGTCGCCACGATGCACTAGCACATAGCGGCGATAATCGGCAACGGTATCGCAATGGGGACAGAACATAGCACGGCCAGCCGCCCATTTCAGCAAGCCCCTACTAACGGCCTTTTGCAGGCCGGATTCTATGGTTAACATGATTATTCCCCTTTCAATGTTTTGAGACTTCGCCGATACAATTCCGAACAGGCATCGTTAACCTGATCAGCGTATTTGCTTTCGCACAATTGCCCGGACTCAGGAGCGCGGTTCCCGCTGTTTTGGTGAAGACGCATAGCAGCCCCAGAATCATCGATGATGTATCGCAATTGAGCGACAGATAGGCCGGAATAGCGGTTTTTCGGCTTCATGTTTGCGCCCCTATAAAGTAAGACTCAACAACGGCCCGGTAGTATTCCCAGTCAGAGATCAGGCCGAGATTAAACCGCCGTTCGGCGGTAGCGATTGCCATCAATTGGTTAATGGACATGATAGGAAACCACCGGAACGGCAGCCGACCAACAAGCCCGGCAAGCCCGGCATTCTCCATTCTGTTGCGGGGAGATGCAAGCCAAGCCAATGGGCTTATCAGAGTAGACCGCCGATCCGCATGTACCGGCAATGGCAGGCGGCGCACTATCGATCATAGTGGCAGATACTCGCACCACTAAGTTGGCTGGGAAGCTTCCGTGCTTCCGCAGGTATGCCAACACGACAGCCTTTTCCCTTGTCGGGAGCCAGAACTTTACCGCCGGAAGCTCGACAGCTACCTGAGCGATCAACTCGAGATGCGGCAAGCTTTGCAAGTCTCCCGCATCATGCCACCGGAAGTGCGTATCCTTGCCAATCATTCGAACGATGGCATATGCCCATGCCCATGCCTTGCCGGTATCGGATAGGGCATCCCGCAACAGAGCCAGCCTGTTTTCCTGCGCAGGCAACACGGTGTACGCATACTGAGCATATGCCCCTTTGCCGGCATAACATTTGGAGCACGTTGAACCGGGAATGTTGCGAAGCTTCGAGCCGACATTACATGCGGCAATTGGCAAGCCAAAGCTCTGGCATCCCATTTTAGAAGTTTGCGACATGTTGCCGCAGGCGGCAGCGGCGTCTTTTTTGCTGCGATAGAAAGTAACTGGATTAGACATGGGAAGCTATCCTTATAGAGTTATGGTCTAGGTGATACCGTGTAGCCTACCGGAACCCGGCAAGGCTACCCGCTAGCAGCTAGTAGTTAGTGGCTTCAGCGTACCATTCCCTCGCCACCTGCAAGCATTCAACCATTGTGTCAGCGCATCCTATATACCCTTCCCCTTCCGTGTCAGTGAATATCTCGAATACCTGCGCTGACTCATCGAATTGCGCGTATGCCTCATAACCTTTGCCGAATTTTTCAATCAGTACCATGATCTATCCCCTATCAAGTTTCAGAGACAACAATCCATCCCGGTGCGCGGCATTCCAGCAGCACCACGGAACCCGCACCACCAATAGCTGCCATGTCTCCAGCTTTGGTCAAGTCCATAATTGGCCGGGAAGTAGTGCCAGCTACCTTGCGGGAACCGTCTGGCGTGGCCTTGATGCTGATAACGCCATTGTCCGGGAATGCCTCCACGGTGTATGCCATCCCGCGAGCAAACCCGGCCTGAGCCAGCCAATTACCTTCGATCCACAGGCGAGCTTTGCCGCGATTCATGCCAATGTTGAGAGTTTTTGATTTCATTTTTAATCCCCTGTAAGTTGCTGCAATCCAGTTGCAGTAATGTAACTATAACACAGCAATGCACAATAGCCAGCAGTATTGTTGCAGTAAATGCAAAACACTTTTGCTGAAAGACTTTGCCAACAATCCGCCACATCTGCCACTTGGAATGTAATCAACAAGTTACTGATATGGTACGGCAGATGTGGCAGATGTTACCGTTTTTTGGAAAGTCCCCCTGTGTGTGCGTGCGCGTTACAAAAGTTTGTGAAAATGCATCACATCTGCCACATGTGCCACATATGCGCCACATGGCCCTATACGCGATTGTCATAGTTGCGATTGCGGATATGCAGTTACGATATAGGTTTACCAACAATCCGCCACATCTGCCACAAATGATAATTGCGTTTGTTGATAACGCGCCACATCTGCCACATCTGCTACATCCCGCAATGCCTACGCGATACGCCAGCATCCTAGCCAGCATCAGACCTCGATGTCTGCCTGGCGCAGTTGGTGTGTTGGTGGTGTGCGAAGTTGACTACGTCCTGTTGCCTACTGGGCTCATAGCCTTTGTGGGTGGGGGGGTGCTTCGGGCAGGCGGGGATGGCGATCTGAGACTCTTGCGGTATGCCCCAATATTCCCGTGGCCCATATTCGCCTTGCCAAACCCGTGCTACCATAAGGCATGGGCAAAATGACGAACCTTGGATACGCTCGGCTTGACTCGCTGGTTGATGGTCATGGTGACGAGTGGTTGCATGATCAGTTGATGTGTCGGCTGATGGAAGGAGAGCGACCGACGGACATAGCGAGGTCGTTTGAGATACCGTATGTAGTGTTGCGTGGATGGATGGAAAAGAACTGTCCAGACGCTGTTGCGTTGGCGGGTAGAGCTAGGGCTGACGAGTTGGAGTGGAAGGCGACCAATGTAGTGGAGAGTGCGGATAGTGAGACGGTTGCACTGGCAAAGTTGCAGGCAGAGCACTACATGAAACTGGCGGCGAAACTGGACAGGGCGAAGTACGGTGAAAAGGATATGTCTGGTGGTGGAGGAGGGATAACGGTGGTGGTGGAGAGGGGGGGGGTAGTTCGGATAGGCTCAGGAGAAGATAAAGGATACCCCGTGCAGGATATACCGGCCAGCAATGTGATTGAGGCTGAAATATGAGGATAACGCTACCGCACGAATGGACACCCCGGCCATACCAGAGGCCGCTATGGGAATATCTGAGTGGTGGCGGGAAGAGGGCGGTTGCCAAGTGGCACCGACGGGCGGGTAAGGATGAGGTGTTTCTGCACCACACGGCATGTGCGGCGCATGAGAGGATTGGTAACTACTGGTACATGTTGCCGGAGTACAGTCAGGCGCGTAAGTCGATGTGGGACGCTATCGACGGACATAGCGGTAAGAAGCGGATAGACAGGGCGTTCCCGCAGGAGATCAGGAAACGTACGCTGGATCAGTCGATGATGATCGAATTCCATTGCGGAAGTACGTTCCAGTTGGTTGGTAGTGACAACTTTAATTCCTTGGTTGGTTCCCCGCCTGTAGGGTTGGTGTTTTCCGAGTATGCTATTAGTCAGCCCTCGTCATGGGGTTACTTGATGCCTATCTTGGAGGAAAACGGTGGGTGGGCGGGGTTTAACTCGACGCCACGGGGCAAGAATCACTTCAAGCGGCTGTGCGAGTTTGCTCAGAATGAGCCGGGGTGGTTCTTTAGCTCGCTGAACGCTGACGAGAGCGGGATATTCAGTGCGGAACAGTTGAGTTCGATTCTTAGGCAGTTGCAAGCAGAGCATGGCGACGAGTATGGAATGGCCTTGTTCATGCAGGAATACTACGTTTCGTTCGAAGCGGCGATGCCGGGGGCTATTTGGGGTGATTGCATCTCGAAACTGGAGGCCAACGGAAGGGTGCAGACGGAGGCTACTACGGTATTGGTGCCGCACACGGAGGGGTATCCGGTATTTACTGGTAGTGACTTGGGTTTTGACGATGACACGGTGTTCTGGTTCTATCAGGTCATTGGTGATGAGTTGAATGTGATCGATTACATTGAGGATAACTTCAAGGATGTCGAGTTCTACGCTCTGTCGCTGAAGAACAAGCACGATCAGCTTGGATACCGCTACGGAACACACTGGTTACCGCACGATGCCCGACCACGGACGATTGCTGCGGGTGGTAAGTCGATACTCCAGCAGTTCATTGAGTTCAACAAGGATCATAACGACTGTTTGGGCCGGTTTGCGATTGCGCCAAGGCTGGATGTGCAAGAGGGTATCCAGGCAGCACGGGCTACGTTGCCTAAGTGTCGGTTCGATGGTGACAAGTGCGAGATAGGGATTGACCACCTGAAGGCATACCGGCGCGAGTTCGATGAGGAAAACAACGTGTTTGCCTCGACGCCGAAGCATGACGGGGCTAGCCACGCGGCAGACGGGTTCCGCACTGTGGCGGTGACATGGCGCAGATCGAAGGCGCTGACGGCAGAACAGCCGTTCGAGCAGAGGCTGATGGCTGGCAACGTGGTTGGGCTGCACATGGGGCAGATCAAGAGTGACCACTTCAAGAAAATGAGGCTTACTAGGAGCAGTGATTGATTTATTGCGAGATATAGGGTATTTTTGCGTCCGTCAGGCGAGGATTCCGATGGAAACCGCTGAGACATAAGGAAAAGATATGGCAAACAGCATGGTAGACAAGAAGAAAGAACCTTCGGAAGAAGTCAGGCATTGGCTAGGTGAGATTGCCAGCGCAAAGAAGCGCGAAAAAGACTTCCGTAAAGATGGTAACGAGGTTATCGACATCTATTCAGGCAAATGCCCTGACAAAATCCCGTTTAACATCCTGTTCAGCAACGTCGAAACACTGTTGCCGGCGGTGTTTTCCCAGACCCCGCGACCTGTTGTGCAGCGCCGGTTCAAAGATGAAGACCCTATAGGAAAAGCGTCGGCAATGGCCGCGCAGAGAATGCTTGAGTTCCTGTGCGATACGAATGTGGAAGGATACGAGACATTCGATCAGGCAATGCGATACGCAACGCTTGATGGATTACTTCCCGGAAGGGGTGTTACGTCGATCAAGTACGACGCAGAGATTATTGACCCAGAAGAAGGCTCCGAAGACCCACCGGTAATGAAGTGGGAGCAGGTCTGCCCTGACTCGCGTGGGTGGGACAAGGTGTATTTCGGGTATGCGAAGAAGTGGTCGAAGGTGCCGTGGATGGCATACGAGGAATATCTGGACAAGGAAGAATGTACTCGTTTGTTCGGTAAGGATGTCGTAAAAAACATTACCTTTACCAAAGGCGAAGACGAGGAAGAAGAAGAAAAAGGAACAGGTACGGGTGGTCGCGACCAAGCAGAAGATCAGGGTGGGCGTAAGACTGCACTCGTATATCAAATCTGGGACAGGGCCGGAGGAAAGCGTATACTGTACATCTCCCCTGCCTACAACGACGGATACCTCAAGGAAGAAGATGATCCACTAGGATTGACCGGGTTCTTCAACTGCCCTCGTCCGTTGCAGTTCATTGAGAAGTCGAACGATCTGCTTCCGGTAGCGATGTACAAGCTGTACGAGAATCAGGCGAAAGAACTCAACAAGATTACAACTCGCATTGGCCGCGTAGTCGAGGCGCTGAAGGTGCGTGGCGTTTATGACGGCGCTTTGAGCGCACAGTTGGGTGATTTGTTCGAAGGCGCTGACAATACGCTTATACCTACTGACTCTGCATCGCAGTTATCCACAGAGAAGGGTCTGGACAACGCAATCTGGTTCATGCCGCTAGAGAAGTTGATCACAGTAGCGACCAATCTGGTTGCGGCGCGTGAGCAGTGCAAGCGTGTGATCTACGAGATTACTGGTGTTTCCGACATCATCCGTGGTCAGTCTGTAGCTTCCGAGACTCTTGGAGCTCAGAAAATCAAGGAATCTTGGGGTACGATGCGTTTGAAGCGGTTGCAAAAGGAAGTGCAACGCTACTCCCGTGATGTGCTGCGGATCATGCTTGAGATTGCTGCTACCAAGTTCTCGGTTGAGACATGGGCTTCGGCTACTGGCCTTCCGTTTGTGACTTCTGCACAGAAGCAGCAGGCGCAGATGGTGATGCAGGCGCAACAGGCGCAAGTACAGCAGCAAGCAATGATGGCGCAGCAGATGGGGCAACCTCCTTCGCCGCCCCCACAGATTGATCCGCAGATTGAGAAAGCCCTGAGTGCGCCTGAGTGGGAGCAGGTTCTGGAACTGCTCAAGAATGACATGCAGCGTTCCTACCGGATCGACATTGAAACCAACTCGACCATCGACGTTGAGGCTACCGAAGACCAGAAGCAAATCGGTGACTTCATGAACGCGATGGGTCAGTTGATGGCCGGCTTGACGCCGATGGTGGAGTCTGGTGCCATGCCGTTTGAGGCTTCGCAGTCACTGTTGCTTGCCGTGGTTCGCCGGTTCCGGTTTGGCGTTGAGGTGGAAGACCACTTCAAGAACATGAAGGCACCGCAAAAGGGCAATGCCGAAGCCGCCGCAGCACAGGCTGAAATGGCGAAGCAGCAGCAGGAAGCCAAGATCAAGATGACCGAGATGCAGCAGTCTGCGGCACAGGCACAGGCTGAAATGCAGCAATCCGCAGCGCAGGAACAGCAAAAGTTGCAGATGGAGTTCCAGAGCAGGCAGGCAGAGATGGCGCTTGAAGTCAGGGCGGCGCAGATGCAGGCGCAGATGGACATGAGTCTTGAACGCGCCAAGTTGCAGGCACAGCAGGAAGTCGATGCAGCGAAGTTGGCATCCCAGCGCAGTATTGAGCAGATGAAGGCCAATATCCAGAAGGATACGCAACTGCAAATGGCTCGCATACAGGCTGATACGCAGATCCAGATTGCCATGATCAATGCACAGGCAATGAAAGAAGCCAAAGAAGAATCCACCGAAACTGAAACCGAAGGAGACTGACATGGGATGCAAAGGCAAGGGCAAGCGCCCTCCGAAGAAATAACATGCCGCTATACAACCTTTTGTGTGAGAACGGTCACAAGTTCGACCGTTTCATCAAACTGGCGAACCTTGACGAGCCTCAGATATGCGAGTGCAACGCACAGGCGCACCGTGTCATTTCGGCTTGCATGTTCAACATAGACGCCACTAACTTCCCAGCGTATCAGTCTCCAACGACGGGACGGTGGATCACCGGGAAAGCCCAGCGCCGCGAAGACATGGCGGCGTCAGGGTGTGTCGATTACGAACCGAGTCTGATTGCTGAACAGAACAAGCGTGTCGCACGGGAAGACGCGGAACTCGACAAGAAGGTCGATGAGCATGTGGAAAAGACCATATACGAGATGCCGACAGCCAAGAAAGAGAAATTGGCCTCTGAAATGGAACACTTTGATGTTGATGTAGTCCGTAACTAACCTAGGAGCCATAATGAGCGAAGAAGCAGTAGTCGAAGCGATTGCCGACAGCAGTCCCGTAGAGTCCGAAGGAATTGACATCGAAAGCACTTCCAACGATCTTGCGGCAGACCTGTTTCCCGACCATGAGCCAAGCACAGAGCCTGAGAGCGAAGCGCCGGAACTGAGCGCAGAACCGGAAACTCATGAACCTGTTGAGCAGCAGGAACCTGAGATCGTCAGTACCGCTCCGAAGTCGTGGCCGAAGGAGATGCACGACCATTGGGGCAAGATGCCGAAAGAGGCCCAAGACTACTGGACTGTCCGAGAGAAGCAGATGCTTGACGGGCTGGAGCAGTACAAGGGCGATGCCGGCTACGGCAAGCAGATGAAGGAGGCAATCACTCCGTACATGGCGCTGATCCAGGCTCAGGGCATTGATCCTCCGCAGGCCGTCCAGACGCTGCTGAACGCGCACTACAAACTGTCGGTATCGAACCCCACGCAGAAGGCTGAGTACTTTCAGAGCCTTGCCCGACAGTATGGGGTTGATCTGGGCGGTATGCAGCAGCAGGAAGGTCAGCCACAGATTGACCCGATGGTTCGCCAGCTTCAGGACGAACTGCACAACATTAAACAAGTGATTCAGTCAGGTAATCAACAACAACTTGACGCGGAAAGAAATAAGATTCAAAATGAGGTCAATGCATTCGCGTCTGATCCGAAACATGCGTATTTTGACGAAGTTTCGGACGAAATCGTAGCTCTGTTGAAGAACGGTGCTACGCTGGAAGATGCGTATGAGAAGGCAGTATGGGCAAATCCGGTTACTCGCCAGAAAGAGATGTCGCGGGTTCAGACAGAACAGCAAGCGGCGTTGAAAGCAAAGGCGATTGCCGAAGCAGAAGCAAAGAAGAAGGCAGCATCAGTAAATCTCAGAAATCGGGACAGCCAACGGACTCCTACAGGGCCACGGGCAACGATGACTGGTCTGGATAGCGCACTCAGAGAAACAATGCGCGAAATCAAATCTCGTCACTAACTCGTAGTACAACCTGAAAGGAGCCAATCATGGCTAGCCCCAACAGCACCTTTACGGAACTGGTCACTTCGACCTTCCGTAAGGTTCGCAAGGATGTCAAGGACAACCTCACGAACCGCAACGCCCTTCTGAAGCACATGTATAAGCGCGGCAACTATCGCAGCGAAGACGGTGGCCTGACCATCGTTACCCCGCTCGACTACGCCGAGAACTCTACCTACCAGCGTTACAGTGACTGGGATTTGCTGAACATCGGCGCGTCCGACGTTATCAGCGCCGCCGAGTACCAGTGGCGTCAGATCGCTGTCAACATCGTGGCCTCTGGCCGCGAGAAGCGCATCAACTCCGGTGAGTCACGCATTTTCTCGCTGGCGAAGTCGAAGATGAAAAATGCGATTCGCACCTTCAACAACAACTTCTCGACCGACCTGTACTCGGCTGGAACCCTGTCGAACCAGATCAACGGTCTGCAAGCCCTCGTTTCCGACCTCGGCACCGGCACCGTCGGCGGCATCGACTCGTCGGTTTACACGTTCTGGAAAAGCCAGATTTTCGACTGCTCGGACAACTCGGTTACGGCTTCGGCTACCACAATGGAGAACAGCATCATGCTTCCGTTGTGGCTCAATCTGGATCGCGGCCCCGATGACCAGCCCGACCTGATCGTGATGGACAACACGTTCTACAAGTATTTCGAGGCTTCTCAGACCAGCATCAAGCGCTACATGAGTTCCGAGAGCGCCAATGCTGGCCTGGTTTCCCTGAAGTACAAGAACGCCGACGTCTACTTCGACGGCAACTCCGGCATCCCCACGACACACGCCTACTTCCTGAACTCGAACTATCTGGAACTGGTGGTGCATCGTGACGCAGATCTTGAGATCGTCGATTCGCAGCGTCCGATCAACCAAGACGGCGATGTCGTGCCGATTCTGTGGATGGGCAACCTGACTTGCTCCAACCGTCATCAACAAGGTTTGGCTCTGGCCTAACCCCCGGAAAAGGAGAAAATCATGACCTACGCAATTCACAGTCAAGCCGGCGCACAGCCGATTGCCAGCACCAGTTCTACGGCGGTTCACCCGCTCGGCACTAAGGTGACTGCAACCGACCCCACCTACGGTCAGGGCGAGTTCATCTACCTGCTCGGCGTCGCTTCCACCACCGTTGGTGATCTGGCTGTTTACAACGCAACCACTTACCAAACCGCCCTGATGACCACTACCAACAGTGAGAACAAGGGTCAGCCGCTGGCAGTTGCGATGTCGGCAAACCTCGCCGCAGGTTACGGGTGGTATCAAATCCGTGGCAATGCAGTTATCAAGAAGACCGGCGTCGCGGTTACGCCGCAAGTTCCGGTGTTCATCTCGGCTACCGCTGGCCGTATCAAGGTTCTCGCTTCTTCTGGGCAGCAGGTTCTCGGCGCTCAGACGGCAAACCTGACCACGGTTGTTACCACCACCTCCACGGTTGTTGTGACGATCAATGCCCCGACTTCGCAAGGGCAGATCACCTAAGACGTGAGTTTTACCTGCCCATCCTCACAAGGGGTGGGTAGTATAAAGCTCATGCTTTCGTTTACAATCCTGTTGGTCGTTTGGGCGCTCATGCTCATAGTCATTTTCAGGGATGATAAATTCTAATGCTAGATCCTTATGCAACGCACCTTGAAGCACTGGTGAATGCAGCACTGGAATCAAAAGGGAACATTCTTGAGCTAGGCTGTGGAAACTACTCCACACCGATACTTTCCGCAGTAGCAAGGCATCGCGGAGACAACCTTTTCGTAAAGTCATCCAGCCCTGAGTGGGCTTTGCAATTCACCGACTTTGCTGAAGTTGAGTTGGTTGATTGGGAATCGTGGGTTCCATCTGGGAGATACGGCATGATCTTCCTAGACAATGAACAACTCACATTCCATCGAATCCAGTGGCTTCCTGAGTTGGCGAAGCATTGCGATACGATAGTCATGCACGACTCAGACGCGGCAATGCAACACGCGAACTATCCAGAGATGATCTCAGGATTCAAGAAGATAACCACCTACAATAAGCACATACCTTGGACGGTAGTAATTACATGCTGAATGTCATCTGTCTAAAAGCAGGCAAGGCTTACGGCCCAGAGTACGTCAATATCCTGTTTGATATGGTTCGCAGGAGCCTGACCGAAGGATTTCCAGGTAAGTTCTGGTGCATTACCGATGACCCGACCGGGCTTGATGATGGTGTAGAAGTTATCCCGTTGCCGCCAGATTTGGAAACGTGGTGGGGGAAACTCTACATGTTCAAGCGAGGTCTGTTCCGTGATGGCGCTAGATGCCTGTTCATGGACTTGGACACATTGGTAGTCGGCAACATTGACGAGATTGCCAAGTATGACGGACAGTTTGCTACGCTGCGTGACTTTTACTATCCGCAGCAACTTGGCCCGGCAATCATCGCATGGGAGGCCGGCGACTTCGCAGGATCTGTGTGGGAAGAATGGGTAGCACAGAGTAAACCGCGTCATGCGATGGGCGACCTATGGTGGCTGAACAATCTTGACCAAGGGCGCTTCGCAAAAGAGATCGACATTCTTCAAGACCTATACCCCGGCAAATTCGTCAGCTACAAAGTGTCCTGCAAGCCGTACCCGCCGAAAGGAACCAGCGTTGTCTGCTTCCACGGTCAGCCGAAGCCCAGTAATTGCGGTCAGTCGTGGGTTGCTGGCGTATGGAAGGTTGGCGGCAACACAAGCACAGAACTGGAAGTACGCGCTAACACAGACTTTGAATCGGTCAAGGGAAACGTCCTATCAGCCTGCTCCCGTGATTTGCCGTGGCTTGAACTGAAGTCGGCGCATGACAGTCATGCCGTGATCGTTGCCGGTGGGCCGTCTCTTGAGCGCACCTTACCAGAAGTCAAGTGGCGGCATTCACTAGGCCAGACGGTCATTGCTCTGAATGGCACTGCCGAATATCTGAACAAGCATGGTATTCGGCCTGACATCCATGTGGTGATTGACGCTAGGGCGCATAACGAGCGATTTATGAATTCGTGGTGGAGTAAGGAACGATTTCTGTCCTCGCAGTGCGACCCATCAGTATTCGACAAGTCAGGTGGCAACACCACTCTTTTCCACATGAACACCGAAGGTATCAGCAGCATTCTTCCGGCTGACAGGGTTGCTCATCTGATAAGTTCTGGCACTACTGTTGGGCTTGCAGCAATGGCGATTGCCTATACGCAGGGGTACAGGACTATTCACCTGCATGGATTTGACTCCAGTTATTCCGAGAACCATCACGCTTACGCACAACCAGAGAACGATCATGATGTTACGGTAGAGGTATCTGTCGGGGATCGAACCTTCAAGTGCGCTGCATGGATGGCAACGCAGGCACAGCAGTTTCAAGACCTTGCCTTGCAATTGGCAGCGGAAGGGGTAATAATCACGGTAGCGGGTGATGGTCTTATCCCTTATATCGCCCATTGTATGTCTAAAGGAGATTGACATGGCTATCACTGGCGCACAACTTCAAACAGCACTCGGCGCTACTCAAGCAGACGCCAAGGTTACTCAAGAATTTGGTGTTACAGGCACTGAGCAAAACTGGTATGTCGAAGGAAACCTTGATGCACCGGGTCGTGCCAAACTGATCACAACCACCGCTGCTGACAACGCGGCTACGCAAGCCGCTGCCGTCCTGACCGCCCTCAACGCAAACTAAGGAGCCTTACACATGTCCGTCGGAGAAGTGTCGAACCGCGAAGAACGTCCTGCTTATGTTCGCTTTGAGCGCCGCCCTGTCGAAGACAAGGAAGCCAGCTTGCGCGAAGGCAGGTACATTGCGAAGGATGTTGATTTCGCTTTAGTGACGCCGCCGTACTCCAAAGACTGTGTTGAGCAGAAAGTCACCCGTTGGCTTGAAGACCTTGATCGTGGTGTTCGTGATGGACGCATCCCGCAGCAGTGGGCAAGCCTGTGGAAAGAAGGCTACCAGAAGTGGCAGAACGGGCAGGAGATGCCGCTGCATGGTACGCCGATCCTCGGTTGGGGCGTTGTGTCGCCGGCACAGCAGAAGATGCTTATTGCCATCAACTGCCTGACCGTGGAAGACCTAGCGCAAATCAACGACGAGGGCATGAAGCGCATTGGAATGGGCGCTTTAGACCTCCGCAACAAGGCGAAGAACTGGCTTGCGTCCGTGAAAGACCACGGCGGCTTGACGATCCAGATGTCTGCGCTTGAGTCCGAGAACAAGCAGTTGAAGGCAACGCTTGACGGGCTGAAGGCTCAGGTTGAGGCGCTGAAGCAAATGATCCCGCAGCAGCCACAGGTGATGCAACAGCCGTATGTCGAGCAGAGGATCAGTGCCTCAGACCTTCTTGACGATGAGCCTGTCGTAGATGTTGTAGAATCTGCGAAGCGTCGTGGCCGTCCTCCGAAGCAGGAAGTCCAAACAGAGATTTGAGAGGTAGATTGCCATGTCAATGTTGACCACGATTCAGAGATTCTGCGGTAGGACAAACCTATCCGTCCCGTCAACTGTCTATGGCACTACCGATCCTCAGATCAGGCAGATTCTTGCGCTTCTGGAAGAAGAAGGCGACGATCTTTCAAAGCGTGGTGATTGGAACGAACTCACGTTCGAAGCACTGCACACCACGACGGCAGTAGAAGATCAAGGCGCAATCACGACGATTGCTGCCAACGGGTTCAACTACATCAAGAACCAGACGATTTGGGACAGGGACTTGCGCCTCCCGGTGTATGTCATCGACGGCCCGAATTGGCAGGCGGCAAAGGCTATGGATTTGACCGGCCCACGGTATCAGGCTCGCATCCGTGGTGGTCGGCTGATCTCGAATCCTGTTCCGACGGCAGGCCATACATGGGCGTTTGAGTACATCTCGCAGAACTGGATTCTCGGTGCCGACGGAACGACCTACAAGCAGTATTTCACGCTGGACACAGATACGATCCTGCTGCCTGAGTCCATCGTCCTGATGGGACTGCGGTGGCGGTTCAAGAAGGAAAAGGGTTTGGAGTACGCTGAAGACTTCCGTACCTACGAGTCTCAGGTGATGGATGCCCTGTCGCGTAACGGGATGAAGCGCACCCTGAACATGGGCAATCCTGCTCCGATGGTATCGCCTGGTGTTGTGGTGCCTTTGGGAAGTTGGATTACTCCATGACGGAGCGGATTTACGGCGACCAGAACTTTCGGTTTGATACCGCGAGTGAAGCCGTATTTGTCACTCAGGTCGGCGCTGATGGTGAGAATGGGGCGACTTCCTCAAATCCTGCTCCAGTAGGGTTGACAAATCAAACTCTAGGTGTAGGCGACCTCGTAGCAGACGCATGGGGTGTCCAGAAGGTATCCCTCCCCTACAGCCTGTTCCACGGACTCTTCACGTTCGACATCCCCGAGAAGATGTGGTTCATGTACGAGGGCGGAACGCAGGTTTATACCTCGACCAACATCGTATCGACCAACGGTGCGGCAGTTCTCACGACTTCTGCTGGCAAGATTGACCTGCGGCTTGAGTCCCGGCTGTGTCCTCCGTATCAACCCAACCGTGGGGTGCTGTTCTCGACAGCGGTGTGGTGTCCGAGCAAGACGGCTACAGGATGTGTCCGAGAGTGGGGCGTACAGACAACGGATAACGGGGTGTTCTTCCGCCTCAAAGCTGACGGTCTGTTGTATGCCGTTCAGCGGTCACTGACGGTGGAGACAAAGGAAGAGGTCATCACGACCAGTGGAGTCTCAGGCTTCGACGTGCAGAAGGGCAACATCTACGATATTCAGTACCAGTGGCGCGGCGTGGGGAACTACCTGTTCTTCATCAACAACGTTCTGGTTCATACCTTCGCCAACCTTGGTACGCTAACCGCACTGAGCATGGCGAACCCTTCCTTGCCGATGGTGTTCAAGGCGACAACTGCCAATGCAGCAGTGGCGAACTGTGCCATTCACATTGGCTGTGCTGACCTGACCAGTGAGAATGGCCGGGAGCCACAGGAAGAAGCGCAATCGGCTTACTCGCAAGCTGTGGCAACCAACGGTGCAGACAAGCCCGTGCTGGTGATACACAACCCGTTGCTGATCAATGGCAAAGTGAATACCCGAACGGTACATATCCATTCAATCGACTTGAGAAACACGAAGAAGTGCATCTTTAAAGTGTGGAAGACCCGCAACCCCGCCGACATCACTGGTGAGACTCTGGTGGCTGGATACGGCGGTAAATATACCTACGTTCAATCCGACTCAACCGACATGAACGCAGGGGCAGTCCGAGCCACTGCTGTCACCGTAGCGAACCTTGAGTTCCTAGATGCCTTCCCTGTAGAAGTCAGTGTCCCTATAGACCACCAGTTTCCTAACGGCCATGTGAATTTCAACATCGTCCGTGGCGACTACATCGTAGTGACGAACGACTCTGTGAACGGGTCGAGTGAAGTGGTAATTCGCTGGGGCGAGGAGATCTAGAAATGTGCAATGAAATCAAGCAATTAAAAGAATGTAGAAAATGCTTCTTGACTAAATCACTGGATGAATTCCATAAGCATCCACGAATGGCTGACGGGCATTTGAATACGTGCAAGGCTTGCCATTATGCAGATGTTCGAGCGAGGCTCAAACGGAAGCATTCCGAATACGCGCCAGTTAAGAAGGCATGGATGGATAAGAATGCGGCCAGCGTATCCGCTTCGAGAGAAGCCTACAAGGCCAGTGACAGAGCGCGGCACCTGAAGCAGAAGTCAGACTATGCGAAGCGTCACAGTGCGACATACCGAGCATATGGCGCGAACTATAGAGCCGTAAAGCTGAACGCTACGGTTCCATACGATGAGTTCAATGAGTTCGCGATTAATGAAACCTATGATCTTTGCAAACTACGAAGCAAGATGCTGGGGGTAGTATTCCACGTAGACCACATCGTGCCTTTGGTCAGCGATAAGGTTTGTGGGTTACATACGTTCGCAAACCTACAGATTCTTGAGGGTGTTGCAAATAGGTCTAAAGGCAATAGGCATTGGCCCGGTATGCCGGGAGAAGAGATATGAGACAACCAATCCGTGCCAAAGGCTCACCACGCCAGCGTGTTTCGCGTTCCATGTCGTATCCATCTCCGGTTGGTGGGTGGAACGCAAGGGATGCTCTTGCAGCAATGAAGCCAAACCAGGCAATAGTGCTAAGTAACTGGTTCCCGCGCACATCCTACTGCGAGATCCGTGGTGGATATTCAAGCCACGCTACTGGCGCTACAGGAACGATAAAGACGCTTGCCGTATATAACGGGATGTCTGGTACATCCAAAATGTTTGCGGCCACTGCTTCTGGGGTTTATGACGTATCCAGCGCAGGAGCAGTTGGAGCATCGAAAGCGGCAAGGACTGATGGAAAGCACCAGTGCGTCAACTTTGCTGACGGCACAAACCAGTACCTGATGATGTTCAACGGAGTCGACAAGCCACTCTACTTTGATGGGACAAACTGGATTGCTGTTGATAACGCAAGTTCTCCTGCGCTTACAGGCATTACCACTACCAGCATCTTCAGCGCTTTTGTCTTCAAGGGTCGGTTGATATTCCTTGAGAAGAACTCTCTTTCATTCTGGTATCTTGCATCAGGTGTTGCTGGTGGAGCTCTTACAGAGTTTGACTTGGGTGGTGTTGCAAAGAAAGGTGGTTACTTGGTAGCCGCTGCAACATGGACCATCGATGCCGGTGACGGATCTGATGACAAGGCAGTGTTTGTTACCTCTGAGGGCGAGTGTCTTGTCTATCAAGGAACAAACCCGTCAAGCGCTACGGCATGGGCATTGGTAGGAGTCTACGACATTGGAGAACCTCTTGGCCGCAGGTGTTTGACAAGACTTGGTGGTGATTTGGTAATCATCACGCAGAACGGTGTGTTTCCTCTATCTGCGGCATTGCAGACCGCAACAATTGACAACCGTCTGGCTATCACAAACATCATCGAAGATGCGTTTGCTGATGCAGCTAGGTCATATGGTTCAAACTTTGGGTGGGAGGCAATTCAGTACCCAGCTCAAGGAGCAATGCTTGTGAACATACCAATCGTTGAAGGAGGAACTCACGAACAGTATGTTATGAACACCATCACAAAGTCGTGGTGCAAGTTTACTTCATGGAATGCAGAGACATTTGCTGTGTTCAATAGCGAGTTGTATTACGCTACAGGGACCACTGTTCAGAAAGCATGGACAGGTACGATTGATGGAGTCAACAACATCATCGCTTACGGAAAGACAGCATTTTCGTACTTTGGTGATATGGGTAGCCAGAAGCGGTACAACATGTTCCGTCCGGTACTGACGGTGAATGGAACAATCTCATTCCTGACTGACATCGATGTCGACTTCAGCGACAGCATAATGACAGGATCAACAACATACTCGGTTACGTCAACATCGTCTTGGGACGCAAGCAACTGGGATGTTGCAAATTGGGCCGCAGGACTTGAGGTAGTAAAAGAGTGGACTTCTCCTGATGAGGATCTTGGGTACTGTGCTTCCGGCAAGATCAAGATTGAGACAAACAGCCTGACCGTGCAATGGATGGCTCAGGATTGGATCTACGAAGTGGGTAATGCCCTGTGAGCGTCACTTACGACATTGAGCCGTTATCCGGTTGCTGGACTGAGATTGAAGCAATTGGACGCGCTCATTGGCAGGAAACGATGGAGTATTACCGTGGGAAGCAGCCCTACGCGCCATCCTATGACCGTTACAACAGCTACGACAAGGCCGGGTGGCTCATCACCTTCACGGCAAGAGATTCCGAGACAGGTCAGATGGTAGGATACAGCCTGATGTATCTGGTGCCGTCGATGCACACGCAGACCATGATTGCCACAGAGGATACAATATTCCTGCTGCCTGAGTACCGGAGAGGAAGGAATGGCTTGCGTTTCCACCAGTTCATTGAATCCGAGTTGCGAGAGCGTGGGGCGCGGGAGATCGTGGTCACGGCAAAGCCGGGATCAGCTGCTTGCCGACTGCTCGATCATATCGGGTTCAGCGTTATCAATCACCAATACAGCAAACACCTTGATGCGGCAGAGGCTTTACAAGCCGCATGATTTAACATATATTGCGCGTAGGGGCCGACAGTCCTGATAGCGAAACCCGTTAGGAGACTGTCCCATGTGTTCACCCTCGCCGCCCCCCGCACCAGATTACACCGGAGCAGCTACTGCCCAAGGCGTAGCCAATAAAGAAGCCGCAATGGCTTCTGCCCGTCTGAACAATCCGAATGTTGTAAACCCATACGGGACTCAGACATGGACTGAGGGCGCTACTGCTGAAGATCGTCCGACGATGACGCAGACGTTCTCGCCGGAACAGCAAGCCCTGTATCAGCAGTCGATGGAAACCAAAGGACTGCTTGGTGGTCTTGGTACTCAGGGTGCTACGGCGCTTCAAGGAGTCATTGGCAAGCAACTCGACCTGTCTGGAGTTCCCGGTGCTCCAGGTAGTGCAGAGCAGACACGGCAAGGCGCATACGATGCGATTATGTCCCGCGTCAATGAAGACACTACAGGCCAGCGTGACCAGCGTAACTCGGATCTGATTGCCGCCGGTATCCGTCCCGGCACCAAGGCATACGATGACGCGCAGAACCAAATTTCGCGTCAGTATAACGATGCCCGTCAGCAGGCCATCTTGGCGTCCGGTCAGGAAGGCCAGCGCGACTTTACGATGGACACTCAGCGCCGCAAAGATGCGATTGCAGAGATCCTCGCAGGTCGGCAGACTCCTCTCAACGAGATCAACGCGTTGCTTTCTGGCTCGCAGGTCAGCAACCCGTTTGCTGTCCCCGGTGCTGCCCAGAATTCAAACATCGCTCCGGCTCCGCTGTTTGGTGCGGCACAGGCTCAAGGGGCTGCGGATATGAATTCCTACAATGCACAGGCGGCAGGGAACAATGCCATGATGAGTGGGCTGTTTAGCCTTGGCGGTGCTGCAATTGGCGCTCCTACTGGAACATTCAAGTTCTGAGGACGATCATGCCAACTAACCAATACGGTCAAACTGAGTGGGATGCTGATCCCGAAACCGCTGCTGAACTGCGGCGTCTATCCAATCAGGAGAAGATGGCTGCGGCAATGATGCAGCGTGGGCAAGTGCCGCTTACTGGTGGAATGGTAGGAAACACCTACGTCGGTGCATCGCCGTTGCAGGGTCTTGCGAACATGTTCCACCAGTACAACGCAAGCAAGGCTACGCAGGGTGCGGAGCAGGGCTACAAGGCGTTAAGTGACAGAAAGGCGCAAGAGTACGCTTCCGCGATTTCAGACTACAAGCGTGGAACGATGGGAAGCCCTGAAATGCCTATGGGGCCACCCACAGAAGACGGAGCTATGGGCGTCAAGCCTGCGTTCACTCCGACTCCTGATCAGCGTAGGCAGGCAATCATCGAAGCGGCTGTGAGTACTAACCCGCGTCTGTCGAAGATGGGGCAGATGGATTTCCAGATGGATGCGCGGAAAGAGGACAAGATTGCTGCGCGTGAAGATAAGCTGTTCCAGCTTGATTTGATCCATCAGCAGAACTTGGAAAAGATCAGGGATGCGGCTGCTGAAAGGCGTATCACCGCTGAAGAAGCGGCGAAACGTGAAGCGATTGAACGCGAACGAGACAGGCAGAACCGTAAGGATATGATCGGTTTTGCTGCTTCGTTGCGTCAGGAACCCGCCCCCACAGTCACTGAGGTTGTGAAAGATGGTAAGGCAGTGAAAGTCGACGCGAGGACTGGCCGCGTGATTGGTGATGCGCCTATTCAGGGTAAAGGTAAGGGCATGACGCCGACTGCCCAGAAGGAACTGATCCAGACTGACGAAGAAATCCAAGGCGGCGCTGCTGCGCTTACTTCGCTTGGACAAGCAAGAGCCATCAACGATCAGGCAATGGGATTCAAGGGCGCTGGAGTTGTTTCTTCGCTAGGAACTTTACTCCCTGAAGGAATCCGGCCTGCTGAGGTAGATGCTACCGAGAACCTTGACAACATCCTGACTGCCGGTGCACTGCCTCAATTGAAGGCTATATTTGGCGGGATGCCGACTGAAGGCGAACGCAAGGTTCTGCTTGAGATTCAAGGTTCGTCCAGTAAGTCGCCTGCCGTTCGCAAGCAGATATTTGATCGTGCAGAAGCGGCAGTCAAGCAGCGGATTGAGTTCTCGAAAGGCAAAGCAAAGTCGCTCCGTGATGGAACATATTTCTCTGATGACGGAACTCCAAAGTCATCTGCTACTGGCGCGTCTGGTGATTGGAAAGACCTGTAATGGCTGATTGGGAATCCGCAGAAAAAGTCCAGAAGAACGATGCTGGAGAGTTTCGCGCCATGATTGGAGGCGAGTGGGTTCCTGTTTCCAAGGCGCAGAAGAGCGATGCAGGGCAGTACCGTGTGATGCGTGGTGCTCCTGCCGCCGTATTGCCAGCGCCGCCTCCTGTGAATGAGCCTAGCCGCTTTGAGCAGATGGGCAGCAACCCGCTTGTGCGCGGTGCTTATGGTCTGGCCGAAGCAGGAACACAGATGCTTACCGGCATGGGGGCATCTGCTGTCGGCGGCATCGAAGGCATCAACAAACTGCTTGGTGGCGGTACGGTAGATCAAGCCGCCGAGCGTGTTCGTGCCGTGCAGGACAAATACACCTATCAGCCAAGGACTGCTGAAGGCGAGGTAACGTCAAAGGCGGCTGCGCTGCCGATTGAGTACGCTGGGAAACTTGGCGCGTTCATGGGAAGGAACAGCGGGATCGCTGAACTTACCGGAACAGAGCTTGGCGCTGAGATGATTGGCGAGAAGGCTCCAGAGGCCATAGCTACGATCCTGATGGGCCGTGCAGGGCTGAACAAAGCAGCCAACCGTCCGAACGTAACTGGTACGGCACAAGATCCTTACCTAAAGTCTCAGGCAGTGCGTGAGAGCGTTTCCAATGCAGGGATGATTGATGCAGGAAGGATTGCAAACCAGTACGGAATTGCGATTGATCCGCGCAAGGTCAATCCTTCGGTCAAGAACAAGGTTACAGAGTCTTTTGTCAAAGCCAACGACAAGGCAGAGGCGCTTACCAAGGCCAACGTAGGCAGGCCAGAGCAGGCGTTGAAGTTGGATGTCGGTATTGCGGCAGACACTCCTTTGTCTCTTGCGTCTATCCAAGCAGCAAGAGATGCTGCTGGTGGCTCACGCGCAACTATCCAACAGATGGGTGGATTCACTGATGATGGCGCTGTTAGTCAAGCCATTGCTAGGCTTCAGCCTGCTCGGGTTATCGGAGATGAGGCCGCACAAAAAGTAGCGTCAAACCTGATTGATAGAGCTATCACCGATATCCAAAACGGGATGAGCGGTGCTGATGTTCTTCGGAACATTGAGCAACTCCGTAAAGAGGCTAGGGATATCCGCAAGGGGACTGATCTCGGCCCTGAAAAGATGGCTATGGCGAAGGTTCGTGAAGGCATCTCACGCGAACTGGAAGGCTTGATCGACCAGAACCTGCAACGTCAGGCAGAAGCCAACCCTGCACTTGGGAAACTGCTCGACCAATACAAGCAAGACCGTGCAACGCAAGCTAAGACTTACACTCTTGAAGACATCTTCAACGAGAACACAGGCAAGGTCGACATGGGTAAGTTGGCGAAACTTACCGCAGAGGACAATGCGCTTACCGGGCCGTTTGCTGACCTTGGAAAGGTTGCCGGTGTGTTCCCTGAGTCGTTCAGTTCAGGTGGGCCTCTCTCTACCATTCAGAGGCATCTGGCTAGGTCAGGTGTTCCTGCTGCTATCGGCATGGGAGTTGGAACTGTACTAGCGCCTGGTATGGGTACGTTGGGTGGCGCTGTCGCTGGAGCTGGACTTGGCGAGATGGCAAGTATCCTTGGAGCTCGCCGTATTGCATCGAAAGCGTACCAGAACAAGAACGCTATCCCTGTTGATGCTCGTCCGATTCGTCAGGCTCTTGGGTACGAAAAAACTCCTATTGGACCTGAACCGCTGTCGCTTGCTCCGGTTGGCGAGCCATTGGTTACTCCGACTCCGCAGGGAGCAATTCCGCAGGGTAGGGGGTTGCTTGGGGTAGCTGATAATGATGTGGTATTAGGCCCGTTGAAGAAGCAGGGTGAGTTCGATACAACACCTCAATCACCTACAGCGCCATCTGTTGAGATTCCATTAGACCCTCGCTTACGTCCTCTGTATGAGCGTGGAGGAATCCCACAAGAGCCGCAGGTTCCTCCTGTTCGTACTAATAATGTGACGATTGATTTCGTTCAAGAGCAACCTGCTGGGCTGACAAATTATGGGCTTCCTGAAGCACCTACGAAACTAGGGTATGAGGGACAGCCTTTGTCTGAGGGTGTTGCTGCGCCAATGCTTCCGCAAGCAGAGGTTGCTGCGGCGTTGCGTAGTTTGATAACCGATGAAGGTGCTGCGCTACCAACTGCACCGGGAATGGTTAATCCTAACAGCGCACTTGGCCTTCCTCCGGTACGCAATCAAAGAACCCCCCGTGGTGGCCCTACGCCTTCCATGTGGAATAGGGCCGCTAAAGGCGAACGTGTTATCCCTCAAGAGTCTCCGCTGATGAGTCTTGAAGAAATCACGGCAGAGGCTGTACGAAACCGTGCTTCGCCAGAGCGCCCTCCCATTGATACAATGAACAAGACTGAGTTCTGGCAGCAAGGGCCAATGGTAGATGCGACTCAGGCATTTATCCAACGTGCTGAAGAGTTGAAGAAGATCATCAACAACAAGTACCCGATTGATGGGCGGAAGCAGGCTGCTGCTGCTTTGGAGCTTCAGGCGCTTGAGCAGGAGTTTGGTGCGGGAGCGAAGCTGGGTGGTATGCGTGGTAAGTCTGATGCTTACGGACCCGTCTATCCTACAGGTGATCCGCAACTACCGATACAAAAGACGTTTGATCCACGGATTACAGAAGCAATACTCGGAAGGAAAAAACCATGAGTTTCAACGGCTCTGGCGTAGCGGTCATCAACAGCGCAGGACAACCTGTATCAGCCAACACGCTGATTGAGGCTTCTGTGTTCAATGCATTCACGGCAGACGTTGCCACGATGCTGTCAACGTGCGTAACAAAAGACGGACAAAGTACAGTTACTGCAAACCTTCCTATGGCAGGAAACAAGTTCACAGGTCTTGCCGCAGGATCAACTGCTGGAGATTCTCTACGCTACGAGCAGTTGTTCACTACATCAGGAGTCCAACTGCTTGGTGCAATGAACTGGGTCAAAGGTGCTGATGTTGCTTCTGACACAACAATCAACCTGACTACGGCAACAGGAAATGGAGTGCATGTCACCGGCACTACAACTATTACCGGCGTCACGCTCGGTAGTGGGATAGTACGGTTGGTGGTGTTCGATGGGGCGCTGACGCTTACCCACAACGCGACAACCAATAACCTTCCCGGCGCTGCAAACATCACGACTGCTGCTGGTGACAGGGCAATCTACTGGGCTGACGGTACGACGGTGTATTGCATGTTCTACATGCCAGCCGCAGGATATCAGTCAAAGATGACCGCTGCCTCTCAAGGAGAAATGGAGGCTGGGACTGAGTCTGCACTACGAAGCATGAGTCCGTTGCGGGTGGCTCAGGCAATTGCTGCGCTGGCTCCTGCTGCTGGTATCCCGCAAAACAGCCAAAATGCTAGCTACACGCTTGTCTTGGCTGATTCTGGTAAGCATATCAACATGGCAACGGCAGGAGCATTTACGATACCAGCAAATTCGTCGGTAGCGTTTCCGGTTGGAACTGCAATAAGTTTCTACAACCCGTCTGCGTCTTCAACCATAGCAATCACATCAGACACTTTGAGGTTTTCTGGTGTTGGAACCACTGGAACCAGAACAATTGCCCAATACGGGACAGCAACCATCCTTAAAGTGGCAACCACCACTTGGGTAATCAGCGGTTCGGGGCTGACGTAATGGGAATTCAGCAAATGCTTCTTGGTGCTGGAGGTAGTTTTGGATTTTCCGAGACTATCTCTGTTAACACCAACAACTACAACGTCAAGACGGCTGCTATGTCTGCTGGATGGAATGAGATTTCACCGCTCATTGCAACCATAACAGTTGATGGTGGTGTAGTTGTAGGTTCTACCTCTGTTAGCACGGCAGCATTAGACTCAGGTACTACATTTCCTGTTGGATCTAGTATCACGATTGTCAACAACGGAACGATCAAAGGTAAGGGTGGTGATGGTACGGCTTGCCGTTGGGTATCTGCGTCTAGTGGATACTGGGCGGCTAATGGCGGTGGTGAAGCTGGCGGCACAGCTATCAAAACCACAATCACGACCACTGTCACCAACAATGGTGTTGTGGCTGGTGGAGGTGGAGGTGGCGGTTTTATCGGTGGCTACGCTGTTGGTGGCTCTGACTACGGCGGCGCTTCTGGTGGCGGAGGTGCTGGCGCGGTTGTCGGCGCTGCGGCGTCACTGACTAGTGAGATATATGGAAGTCTAGCATCTTCTGCGGCAGGGACATCTACAACAGGAGGGGCCGGGAGTTTATACACCGCTATCCAAGGCCCATCAGGTGGTGACCTTGGCACGGCAGGTCAGGAAGGAACTTACTACACTTTCGGCGGCGGGTCTGTTCCTACTGCTGGTGGCGCTGCTGGTAAATATCTTGACGGTGTTGCCCTGACAAGTTGGTCTGGAACTGCTGGCGTTGGTGGATCAGCATGAAAGTCCACCAGATCACTACTCGCGACGAAGGACTAACGAACCCTAAGCGTTCCGTGTGGGGAGTCACGCTTGCGCTACGCTGGGGCGACGTATGTCACCCACTAGGGAAAGGTGATTGGTTCAAGCCGCCATACTTCTCTCGCTTGCTGCGGTTCTACTCTTGGTTCCCGCTACCGTTTATTGCGTGGAACCTATGGGGATGGCGTGGTTATCTCGGGGCAAAAGTTTATGGGGTAGATTCGCCAGACTACAAGAACTGGATCGCACCGGACGAGGTGTATGACGGTAGCCAAGCAATACAATTTTCTGGACGCCTCAAAATATCTGACTAAGGAGAAGCAAAATGACCCCAAACATGACTTACGGATCGCCCATGCCTGCTGCCAGCGTTAAGGTAGCCTATACCGGAACTGCAGGAACAACTTCTGCTGTCAGCGCCAATGCGGTTGCTGTCAGGATCGTTGCTACCACGGATTGCTTCATCGAAATCTCGACGGCAGGAACTGCTGCTGTTGCGGATACCGGACTGTACCTGCCGGCGCTGGTGCCTGAGTATTTCTCCTGCCCTCCGTCTGCCAAGGTATCGGCTATTCAGGTTTCCTCTGGCGGCACCGTATACGTCACTCCGTTCTGCTAAGGATTCGCCATGATCGTTCTGCCTGGTCTTCGACGGTTCATAGGTGGGGTCGGTAATCTATTCCGGTCTGCTTCGTTTTTCGCCCCCCTGACGCACACGCTTGTCTTGGAGCGAGGCACCGGCTCCCCCACCTTCACCCGCGCCACTACAGGCACAGTGAGCGACAACGAAGGCATCCTGCGCACGGCTATTGCGGGTGAGGCTAGGTTCGTTGGGGCAAGGCGGGTGAGGAATCTGCTGACGTTCACGGAAGATTTCAGTAATGCGGCTTGGTTAAAATCTAACGGTGGGTCTGGCAGTGTTCCTGTAGTTACAGCAGATCAAGACGCAAACCCTATAAGTGGCGTTGCGTATGCTGACAAGGTTGTGTTTACAGCCCCTAGTGCAGGAGACCTTTCTGTCCTCCAACAGTCGTTTACTGGAACAACCGGAAGCCCATACATCGGGTCTTTTTACGTTAAGGCTTTTGCTGCCGGTGACGTCGGAAAGGTAATTTTGTTCCGACACGCTGCGGGTAGTAGTTACACTCAAGTTACCTTGACAAGTAGCTACCAAAGAGTTTCGTTAAAAGAGACGGGTGCTGGCGCTGTAACATTCGATATAGGCTTACGTCCTACGTTTAGTAGTTCAAGCGGGACAGTTTCGATATTGCTGACCGCAGCACAACTCGAAGACATCACAGGCCGCACCGACCAGACGACGCCGAGTGAGTATGTGAGTGTGGGGGTGGTGCAGCGGAACATCGTGCTGAACAGCAGCAACTTCGGGGCAACGTGGGCGGCGGTCGGCACTCCGACAAGATCAGCAGCAGCGCAGACAACTCAAGGGGTTGTCCTTGACCTGATTGGTGATGACTCGGCTGTCGCGCTTGAGTACTACAGCCAAACAGTTGCTTTCACTGGTGATGGGGTAAAGTCAATATCTGTGTTTATGAAAGCTGGCACGGCTGCAATAACACAGTTCAGATTGCTAGACGTAACTGCTGGCCCTAATAGAGTGAATTGTGCCGTGACTTGGACTGCTGGTGTTCCATCGCTTTCGTTCGGAGTTGGGAGCCAAGAGAGTACGCCAGAACTAATCGCTGACGGCGTGTATCGCATCAAGGTTGTCACTACATCCGTTACTGCGGCTAACGTCAATTCGTTGCAAGTATTCCCTGCCACAAATGGACTTAGTGTTCCAGAGGTAGGAAATGTTTACGTCGGCGGAGTACAGGCAGAGAACAACGCAACCGCCACAGCCTACCAAGACGTAGGAGGCTCTTACCTCTACCACGGCGCAGGCGTCGATGGAGTTCAGTGCTTCGACACAGCCCTGACGGGCGCTGCCCTCCCCACAACCTACACTTATGACAGCGTGAGTCTGAACGGTGTGGCGGGAACGTATGTCTCGACGCCGGATAGTGTGGCGA